CCTTAAGGGAATCATGAACGCCAGTTTCCGAGTTATCAGGAGTTACCATATCTCCTGCGTAACCCATTGACTGGAGAAGTTCTTTGTCTTCAACACAAAGACCTTTGGAAAACTTAGCGCTTTTGCTACTCCTAGCTTTGAAGGAATGAGTGTTGGTGAAAAGAGGTTTACCGTGAGAATCAAGCAAAGGATCTAGAGGATTACACTCTAGAATTACCCGACCCACTATACTGTCGTAATATTCAAGAAAAGGAACAAAAGCGTGATTCTGTTGAGCATCTTCTTCCTTATGCGCGCGAAACATTGCCATAAGTTTCTTATCATCGGTGGTCATAATGTCAAAAGCGACATTAAAATTACCTTCCATAAGATCTTGAAGCCATTTAACCGCAACTGAATAAGTAACGTCAACAGGAGGCTTGGATTTATCTTTCATGCAATAAGGTGGAACATCACCTTCATGTCGACTCCAAAACCGTTTTGTTTTATCACGTAAATTCATCCCTCCAACTGCAAAGACACAGCGTGGGTCGTCTTTAGGCAAAGAGAAACTCTCATTAGGGGTAGAGAAAGTTTTCTCATTAAAGTCTGCCCAAGACTTTTTACCTGACTGCACTGTTAAATTAGACTTAGCAGCGACTGGACCAGTTACAGCCCTCTTAGTAGTAGTGACGGAGAAGTTGTTATGCTTAACACCTGGATCAGCGTTAGCATATTGTTCACCAGTCATACCGGTAGCATTCTCCAGCCATTCGTCATGAGCTGAGGGACCCTCGGCATAACGGTTTTCCTCCATCCATGCTCTTCTTTCGCTCTTGGACATCATATCCCATTCGGCTGCATCTTGTAGGTCGTCCCACTCTTCTTGCATATCGAAGTATTTGTTACCAGATTCATTTCGAGCCTGTAAAACTGAGGTTATCGAAATACCCTTCTCAAACACCTTACGAAACGCATGATGTAATGCTGGACCAGTGATGAACACATTATAATCAGCACCCTCACGGGCACCTTGTATATGCATACCGTGTATCATGGGAGTACCACCATCGAAAGCAACGATGGGAGAGCCTGAAGCGCCAGGAAGCGTCGAACAACGGTGAAGAGCAACACCAAAAGCTTTACAATCTTGAGAAATCGAAGGATCGCTAGTGGTGTAAACACTACCACGGGAAGAGAAGAAACCGTCTTTGTCCATACCCATAACTTGACAAGTGTGAAAACGTTTCTTACAAATTCCTTTTGTATAAGCCTTAATACCACAATCAGCGTAGACATGAG